GAATTGAAGCGATGACGCCCCGCCGGTCAAGGAAGTACTGTAAAAGAACTAAAATAACACATAGCGGACACTACCCTAAGGGTAGTGCCCGCAATGAAATTAAATTACGATCCCTCCACATATACCAATATGGTATAGAGGGGGATCATGACATTCCCAAACTTACAATACACCATACATTGAAAGGCGAACATCAATACATTGATACATATCTTGCCGATCAAAATGATGTTATCAATACAAGACGTCTGGGAATCTCAGGTGTTATAGACATATTTCACCAAAGAAAAGAATACCCTGTTGATCATCCATATGATGAGTTGACTTTCAACGGCAACACCAGTCACGTGCGCGATGGGTTGTACTACATAGATGACTACCACGGGGAAATTAAACCGACGTATAACTTCAACACCTACCGCGCTGCATTAATGGACGACATCTACAAGTCAAACCATGTGCATGGCACTAAACGCATGCACACACTAGTCAATTGGTTAACTGACAAGTCAGTTGCATTCCCTTATGGTAACATGGCGCAGAAGCGATATGGCTACCTTGAGGCTTTGGATGGCTATTATATAAAATGCGCGCACTGCGATTGCTTAACATATTTGCCGCTTTCAACTTTACTACCACCAACCATTACGCGTGCGCAACTTACTCAATTCTTACGTGAGTTTAGGGATCAACGTGAATGTTATATGCCAGATCCCGAGATTTTTGGTGATATGGCAATGATGGTGCCCATGTGTTTTTCAACTAGTAATGGAAACTGTTTTAATTGTGATGAGGACCTTTTTACCGAGACCGTCAAAATGGCATATGCCATCTATTCAGAATCGTTTGCATACCATAACGTGATCAGAGGTACTCAAATAGAAGAAATGACAAAGATGAACATGTTACAGGGTGCGCCGCCTGATGACATGCCGGCTGCTTTGTCTAAGTACAACGAATTACACAACCGGCATGCTGCCAAAGCACTAGCGAAGATGAACATCAACCACTTAAACACTATTTACACCATTAACGACATGACTAGAACGGAAATGATGAGTACTCGCTCGCATCTCCATATCACAAGCACTGCACGCATCAACACAACACCGATGACATCGCTTGAAAGTGAGGAAATCTTGCTGATTGGCGATTTGGCCAGCGCAACCGTAGGTAATCTGGTACATCACCCTAGCACGCTGGTGGTGAATGCCTCCCTGTTACACATTTGCGACACCATATGCAATGGTCCGTACTTTGCTGATACTGGCATCACTGTAAACGTCCCAATGTCAGTTGAAAATTACTTGGAGGTCATACCGGCGCAACACTCATTTGACAAGTTGATAAACTGGGCAATTGACGGTGCATACATAATGTTATTACGTCCTGACGTAAGTGACATCATCGTTAAACAAGACGCTTCGTACTACTACACCATAGCAACAGGTACCGATGTGTTAGTGAAATGGGATGTCCATGCACATGCACTACTGGCCAATAGCGCAAAATACTTTGATGGCGCGAATTATTTCAATATACAAACCATCACACACGGTAGTCATCTTCAGATTGTCAAATTAGTGCCAGCTGATAACACTTGGCATGCCCGCACACTGGGCAACAAACCTACTTTTGAGGCGCTAATACCAGTATTCGACCCAATCAACCCATTGGCAACGCTGGGCGTTTTTGGTACTAAATGGGAATACAAGACAATCAATATTGAGTTATTACGTAGGATCGTTACGTTTGCCTTGACTGCGGACAAGTCATCTTCAGCAATAGAAGCGTACTTTGCTGGTATACTCAGCACACATTACACCATTGGTGGCAAGGTTGTGGACCTAACAAACACACCAATTACAGAAGGGTTACCAGAATTGATTTATGCCATGATGATACTGACCAACCGCAAACTAGTCACAATGTGGTCATCAATCCTACATCTCAACAACTTTTCCAGTTCAAATGGTCTAGAAACTCTAACTAAATTTTTCTTGAGCAGGCTGGTCAAGGTTAGTGTGCAAATTGCAGATAAAGTACTACCATGGTTCAGCGGGGTACTGTCCAAACCAACTGAATTCGCAAAACGGCTATTAAGTTCCAAACACCCCATCGACGTTGATAGTGTTTTTGCGAAGTTATTGCCATTACTAATTATCACCAAGCAATCTGACAACACTGAGCCCATTGCTCCGCCGTTGCACGTACTAGATAGTGCAATTTGCCACCATCACTCAAGTAGCTGTAATCATTCCATCGGTGATGTGCGCTGCGTGTGCTGCGGAATAATGAATGCCAATGCGGTATGTGCATGCTGCGTGCAGCATGTGAAATGTCGCCACTCGTGCCAGCACAAGTGCACCGGTAATTTGCATGCTTGCAAATCATGCATGAATAATAAGCCATGCAACACAAAAGCCCGTTGCGCGTGTTGCAATGTTTATGGTTGCCAGCCATGCCCAGCATGCCCCATCATGGAGCCAATGCAGCTACATGACGTACAGCCAAGCAGCAAAATGAGCATTGTCACCAGATTGGCCAACAACGCTATGAAGGTGCCTGTTGCTCACCAGCAACCAAAAACCATAACGCCTGCGGTACAGCGGCCAAACCTTGGCCACGATGCACTTATGAACGTGCCCAAAGGAGGTGCAGTTTTCAAACCGAATGAAACTGCGCACCGCATGATGACTGACTACTTGCAAATTACAAGGCCAGAACACATTTTCATTATTGATAATTCGGACTTGTACATTCCAATGCTAAGCTTCACAGGACAGTACTATGTGCCCATACAATTACCAAATCCGGTGGTATCCAACCCAATACACGGGGAGCATTATTGCGCATACGCCTGTATCGCCGAGCAATCCAACTACACCGTGCAGATGCTGAAGAACATGCACGGTGATAGACATTCCATGGATGTTGTTGAATTGAGACACTTGCTTAAGATACTATCATTGAATTGCCTATTGATATTAAATGACACACACGCAGAGATTTTAAGAAACGGACCACAAGCCAACAATTACATATTAATTGGGCATGGTTCAATCACTGATGAGGTGCCGCACGCCCATTGGTTCGTGCCACATATTCCCAAATTTACGGACATGCCCACTGGATATTACGGGCCGCACAATTTCGGTCAGCCGTTTGAAGACTTTACAAACTTCAACATGTGGAATGCCACCACCACAGAGATGGCAAGAATTCAACAGCGGCTAAAAGTGTTGCGCTCGCAAGTAAGGCACAGTGACAAGTTAGGTGATTTGGCCTTACCAAAGGTTAGACTCATTAAAAATGTGTTTTATTTGACCAATGGTGACGAACACACACCACGCCTGGGTAAGATCCACCTGCCACTACCCGAGTTCGTTGACGAGGAATTGGTTGATGCACTCAATGGTGTGGACTCCAAATTGGTTAAATCACTTTACGCTAACCAAACAAATGAGTGGTCCCAAGTACGGCAAGACGCTATTAATATGTTCAAGTTAAGGTGTTGTGATATTAACCAATTATTAGTTAGTGATGAAGCATTAATGTCACCACTGCAATCATATTCAACCACAGTTGATTCTGATGAACCATTTGTACCTGTACATTTGCTAAATCGGGTCAAACCGCTAGACATAGTTATACTGAAGAAAGGCACTCAAACACACACTTGTGTCGTTGCAGGTGATGCAAGGCAACCCTGCGTACGAAATCCGTATGGTTCAGGTGTTACACTTTACATTTGCAAAACGAGTCTGTCTTCGTTGTACCGCAATCTCATTATGTGTGTCAAAGCCATCAACAACCTAGATAATATTAGGTCTGTAGAGTTTGGTGATGTTGTAGATGGTGTGGCCGGTTCAGGTAAAACGACCTTGCTACGCAACTTGACCAACCGTGACAAAGCAACATTGGTGTGCAAAACGCGGTCGGCTATCGAAAGCCACTACGATAGCAGTTTCCACACATTGATGACCATGGAGGCCGCGGGTATGTCTCACATTGTAACTAACATCCTTGTGATTGATGAAGCATCAATGATCACCAATGTGGAGTTGCTATGTTGCTTGGATAATCCTAACATGTTAGTACACATGATGGGCGACTCCATGCAAATAGGTGTGAAAGACATGTCAAACGTGCTGGGTAATCGAAAAGAAAACTCCTTGCTTGCACAATTGGCCAATACAAAGTTGTATCACACATATAGATTTGGCCAACCGTTAGTCGATAAGATGTTAAAACAGTTTGTACCCAACATCACATGTGAGCCGAATGTACACACAGAATTAACTCAGGTAACAGCAAGTAGTTATGATGAAATCGTCCAGCTCACAAATAACTACAAGGTGGATGCTGTGTATGTGTTTATGGATGCGGACTACGTACAGCTATTGGAGATACTCGGAGATAAAATTGCGGTCAACAAAGTGCATGCTTCACAAGGTAAAGAATTTGATAACGTGCTCGTTGTACATTGGGGCAATTTCCAGGTTGAAACGTCCATTGTTAAATCTTCCAAGTTTTTGTTTACTGCAGCGACACGTGCCCGTAAACACCTAATTTGGGTCACACCGAAAACAGTGAACATAAATGTATCTAAAATAATGGACATAGCATACATCGGTAGTGGTTATGAGAGTCCTCATTTGTTCGACGTGAATGAGTGCAGGCTCTTGCGCCCCATGACTGAACTAGAAATGGGTCTGATTGAAACTATATTGTCGAACCATCCAAGTGCAATCGAAGCGAACAGTAAATTCACGATTAGAAAATCTTCCATAACCGTGGAAGCCCAAGTCAAGAAGTGGCTGACCAATATCAACATATCATTCACTGTTGACAGACTAGGTACTCACGGTAACAACTTGGCGAGCCGCACTGCCATTGACTCCATCAAAGATGGCATCAGGGCCAACTTCCCTGCTGGCTTTGCGCAGCTAGAGAGTCGTATTAGTGAAATCATGTCATACTCTGAAACATCAAGTGGCATCACAAGTGATGAAGAAAACGCTATCGGAACACTATACGATGCTGATGCCGAGCCAGTTGACACTAACACTCACACTGTATCATATCACAGTTACAATATATCGATTGATGAGACTGAGCAATTTGCGACTCCACCCAGGCCTGACACAGTGCGTGCTAGTGATGACAGACCCGTCCCAATGCCGCTCAGTGGGGCATCTCCACAAATCTTTGAAGCCGAATCAGAGCGTTTAAGAAAATACTTGGACGACGTGGAACAGCAACGGTTAAGTGCCGCGCCTACTATTAGTGCAGCAGCACTCAAGAATACCGCTCAAGCTACAACCCTACTGCAAGAGGCACTGGGTGATGCCTCAATTGCAGAAGCATTACCTACGCACATGCAACCTATACTAACTGACGACCACAATCCCACAGACTCTGCGGTTGCCACTGTGTTGACTAAACAGTTGGCGCACATGGTGCGAAGCTTACCTCGCGATACAAGAGGAACGCAGCCGACACCTGTTGGTGCTGTGTTATCCACAGATCTAGCAGAACCCATACAACAGTGTTTAGACACCCGTGCTTTCGGGATTTTATACAAGTTACAAGTGAAACACATGCATCTAACTGCCCAGTTGTGGTCACGCATGATAATACTTGCCGATATAGTTCTATCATATCAATGCACTTCCACAGCACTTACCTGGAAGCATCAAGGACACCTATTTAAGCTGAGCATTTTCGGAGGCTGTTCCTTGTACTGTGGGTTCAAATTCGAGTACGATGATGATACCGTATTGATTAGTTCAGCACATGCTGATGATACGCGTGACCACCTGCTCAATACACTAAACACTTGCAACCGACACATTACCGGCACCACTGAAGGGATAGTGCGCGTCATCTCATTTTTATCAGATGACACTCTGTTCGGTAGCGTTCCCAGGAACACATGCTTCAAAACGTACGTTGAGCGCTTGACGAACATTTGCGGCGGTGTGTTGACTGATTGCTCGTTTGATAGTGTTGGTACCAGATTCCAAACTGAAAATACATCCAGGGCCATAAGTTGTGACAGTTATTCCGATTCATTCATCATACCGACACATCAACGTGTGGAGCATTACATAGTGACAACGTCCGATGGTATTAGATTGGAACCATGTAACGTAATAGTACACACAGCTAAACAATTGGTGCAATTATTCAGCGGTATTCGTGGCACAGATGCGGACTTCACTCTTAGTCGTGCGAACAAGGCCACACTTGAGAAAACGATGATACGGCATCTCAACGCCGAAGAAAAGTTTGACAGACCCGTGAACATACCCACCCAATTGGTCCGTTCAGAGTTATGGCAGACTTTCATGCAGCAGGTAGGTAGCAATGTCATCACGCCAATTGCGATTGGTACAACAGCTGTGTCGTCAATTCATGGCGCCATGCTAATGTCAGCATTGATGCTTAGGCAAATGTTTGCTGATGAACCGATACATTACATCGGGTTGAACGCTCAATTGTTTTGTCTCAACTACGTGGTTGGTGACACCATCAGTGAGATCCCAGGAGACGGCGCTGTTTACATACGTCAAATGATGTCTGCGAAAGCTGCCGCTATCGCCGCACTCATTGAAGGGGAATCTGACGCAGATGAGCTGAAACGGCTTCAAGACGAGTTGGCTATTGTGTCAGATTATCGTGCAATCGTTGCATCACCTGTTCGCAAGTTGACCATATGCCACCCGAAATACTTCAATAGGTACCACAGCAATAGGGTGTTCACTTGTTACCCATACACAACGGACCCAACGTGTATCGTGCAGGACGGCAAGCTACTTGAGGCATCGGAAGACGGTGGCTCATTCGAGGTGTCACTAGATAATACAGTTATTATTGGAGTGGTTGGTTCTTATTACATGCACAAACATGTTGAAAAACTACCTGAGATAACGTTACAGAGCAGCGGTATAGCAAATCCCAATTACCGTGTCTTCGCGAGCAACGTACCCGGCATGGAGACCGTGTCAATACCAGACACCATCTTCCGCCGTTTGGTAGCTCGCGCCTTCGCGGATGCGGACACTAAGTTACCAGATATGATCGCATATAGCCGATCGTTACTCAACACTATGACGTACACTTCCAAGGGATACTCTTTCAAGTATAATGACAATCCATTGGAACTCCTGCAATTCAGCATAGTTGCACTTAATTTCGCAAATCGCCAGCGAAAAGTGACCGGATTTGTGAACTCCGTTCTTGGGTTAGGGGTTGACACTGATAAGAGCTCCAGTTATAGTCCAATAATAAATCTCCTAGTCGAGTCACTAAAAACCATAGGGTTGAATCTAATGCAAAACCAATTCAACCAGCCACTCCAAATATTGCACGAGATGCTGAATCGTGGCACAATGGAGACTCCTGTGATTTCGGATATATTTGCTGTGTTGCGTGATGCTAACTATCAAGAGATATATCCATCTATTCGTCTGAAGTATCGACACAGTGAGCGTAGCAACCAAACAGTCAACTCAGATACAGCAGCCAACGATAACGATGTGGATTCCCACCCCAACACAGACGCGGGGGACACCACAGATGTGCAAACCACACCTGCAGTGGCACCAACGCCAAAGCCTGACAAAGGGAAGGGCCCGGCATTACCCGACAACAGTGAATACGCCAGCAGCAGCCAGACACAACAAATTGCCAAGTTCTTTAGTGACAAGGTTATAACTACCTGGCATGACATGCATGAGGCGTGGAACAAGTACGTTAAGTCCAACAACCAATACCAACCATGGGAATTCAACACTCACGTGGGCGATGTGTTACTATTATACGCAGGCAGCAGGGGTGACGCGCAACCATTGGACGCTATAGCAGAGGTGGCAGTTGCCGGTGGCCTAAGTGTCAGGTCGTTGATACCAGCCGATCTTCATTCGCGGATTCCTGGCGTGCACTACATTGAATACTGTGACTCATACGATGCTCTGACTACATGCGGGGTAAATGGTACAATTCCAGATGCCTCAACATTCATGACACATGCTATGGATGTCTATAGACACTGGTTGAAAGAGCACATGAGACATCGTATTGTGATAGGCATGTTCTTCTCGTCCGAGGCCAACTTGGTACATGGTACTGAAAAGAACATTCGTATAATCCCACAACTGGATGATGAATGGGATGGTGCTGCAAAATGCAACCACGGCATGAGCTCTAATAGCATTAGGAAGTTCTTCAAGTTGCCAAAACCAGTTATTACACCATATTGGGCGGTACCATACGACATCCTAAACCGCGCGGATAACCTCGGTTTCCTAGTTCCTAAATACTGTCTAAATATTGACAACAACACTGATATGGCAATACGATTCTCAATTAAGCACAATGGGCAAGTTCGTGTTGTTACTTTAGGTTCGATGATCCCTGATGATTATCTCGTGCGTATAAATAACATGCTGTTGGCATCACCTCTCCCAGTTATACTTGTCACGAGCAAATTGCATAATAAATCGGACAAATTCGACTATGATGGTCAAACATTCGCATTAAACATGCCAGGCATGTACAAATCCATATGTATTGTGCCATCAGTCAATTACCTGGCATTAAACAACCGTATAGTTGAGGCACACCACCATTGTGGAGCAGGCACCTATTTGACATTCCGCATGCTAGGTGTCAAGCAAGTGCCATACGCTGTTGCATTCGACCAACACTATAATGCTTGGCATTATAACAAGGATGCGGTGGACTCAGCAGACAAACCACCTACAAGCATGTCCGTTGAGGAACAGTTGAATCGGTCGATACGGGATGTGCAACAGATGCTGGATATCCACGGCGCTGTTACTAATATCAAGTTAGTTGACCCTACCGCACTTGGTGAAATACCATTCGTGGAGAGGCCAATCGACACCAATATTGTTGTGAAACCTGTAATCCTTCGCGGTGTCAAAACTATTAAAAACACCTACATTGACAATTGCGTGTTCAATGTGCTATTGGATTGCATGCAGGATGATCCCGCATGCGCAAGGTTAGTTGATGCTGCGTGCGCAACGCATACCTTCATGGTGCCAGAAGACGTGATCGAGTTCCTGCTAACAATGCCATGCAATTTCGCTATCACATTCCGCAACACCAGTTTGATTTGTGATAAGAAGTTGAATGTCAATGTGCGTATATCAATAACAGATGACTTGTCACACGCCGAGGAGTTCACCTTTGATAGCTATGAAGAAGTCGCTCACGCAACATCCGATGCATTCAATGACCTGATCATTAGCGGTGACTACACACGTGATGTGCAAACAGTGGTTGAAAGTATTTCCACACTCGAACCAATAAACTTTGACAAAGTGCGCCACTCACTCGTCTTGACGAGCATGCGCAAACTGAGGCCATTAGAGCTGTTCAATGGTGCATCTGGCTTGGCCCACATAACGTCCAGCAAGCGTTTGTCCGCAGGCTATGTGTACGCATGTCTCACGAGTGCTGGTCTCGTGCAAGCATTGTGCGTTCCATCGTTGAATGGTAATAGTATGCTGGTGCACATGCAACCTGTCATGTATAACTGTGCCGTCATTATTAGATTGAACAAACTGATAGACATACCGGTCGGTGCTAAACGGAGTTTGATTAAAACAACCAACCTAGTCGCCATAAATCATGCCACATCGCTACAATTACAAACAAGGGGCATATTTGTGTCATCTGTCGCGCAACCACAAGCTGACACGCTTTATATCTATGACACTTGGGCAAGAAAACATCATTTCGAAGCCGAACAAGAAACGATTCGCACGGCTAAACGCATCATGGCCGTACCAGAAAGTAAAGACAAACCATTGACGGACATAACACCGCAAAAACCAACTCTACTGAGTAAGGCATACCCTGTGTGCATAGCTAAGGGCAAATTCTATTTCAGGTGTGAGAGCGCAAACAGAGCAACCAACGACATTCTCAACTCGCTTAAATTTTGCAGCAAGTTGACTGATGGATTATATTTGCTGCCGTACAAATCCAAATGGACCACACTGTTTACAATACTATTTAAGTATGATGGCACAAAGATTGAATACTGCAATACCGTGAGTGTAGACCCGCCAACGAACTTGCAAGAGTTGTACGATTTCACCAAAGTAGACACAATGGCAGTAAAACTACGGTTAGAAAATCTAAGTAAACAACACGGCTACACATCAATGGCGGAGTGTAGGATTGAACAAGTTACAACTATGCATACCATTGAGACGTATTCATTGGCGGTGCGACAAAAATTGCACATCGAAGTAGATCACCTCATAACCGGTGCGAATGGTTGGACATTCCGTATAGCCAAACAGGGCGCAGGTTTTGTTCAATTTGATGAAATACACATACCAGAATTAGAAGACTCAAAATTTAACAATTCCAAGTTTGCTACTCCATTGCAACCGACGCCGTCCACCACATTGACGCAAGACATGACTGCTCTCATCCCACTAGATGGTAAAGACCTTTCAAACAACTTTGTCTACAAACAAACGTTAAACTACCATGCTAAAGAAAACCAACTAATCTCCGTTGGTAACGTGACGTCATTAGGTTTAGAAGTGGATGCTATAAAATATGATGAAATACCACAATCACAAGTAATTGATTTTTGGAATAACAGCGAATTATTGGACAGCAACATTATACTGCCAACCAATGCACAGTTCACAGTGAGAAGTCGCATACAGCCAATTCGCATCAAGTCCAATGCGTACTTACTAATGGAAGCCTACCCAAAATTCGCACGCCCATCCCGTAGTAAAGCTTTTGCAGAAGAGTTAAACAGTATTACCAACCGACATGGTGCATACACCGTCTTCAGGAAGACCGATTTAGACACAAAACAAGAAGTGCAGTTCCTGATAGATAATTACTTCACAAAGGACTACAAATCCATTCTTGCCGAGTTTCAGAACCAGCCAATTACTTTCTCACCCGCTAAGGCGCAGGCGTGGATAGATAAGCACAACATGCCAAAGAAGGTGCGTGCCGATGTGATGGAAATGCTAGCAACAGGGTGGGAAAAAACCCCCATCAACGCAATGAGTGTCCACGGTAAAACTGAACAAACTACAAAGATGAAGACAACCAGATGGTTCGACGATGTTGTTACTCGTAGCATTGTCGCAGCACCATATGCTGTGTCAGCACTCTTCGCCGATATATTTCTTGAAACCAAACAACGCCTCAAAGCCGTGCTCGGGCCAAAGATATTCTATTCAGATGGTAGCACACCACTTGACCTGGCAGCGGTCATACGCAGCTCGGACGATTTCACATACTGTGTTGAAGATGACTTGACGCAACAAGATAGACAAGTGGACCACCAACTGATAGCCGTCGAGATGGAACTCTATAGATTGTTAGGTGTCGATGGTAACGTGTTGGCATTCTACCGTATGTGCCACGAGAAATGGTCATGGAAGGGCCATGGTATAAGTGGTGTATGGGATGCCATGCGCTTAAGTGGACAGGTAACCACGGCATTGGGCAATGCCATAACTAACATGATTGTTCATAACAGATTTATGCTACGCAACCAGAACCGTATCTCAAAGATGCTGTTCCTTGGCGACGACATTATCTTCCTTATGAAACAGGAAGTCAATATATCCAAGCATGGTACCGAGACAAAAGAACTGTACAACATGCAAAGCAAAATCATCTCACGGAAGTATGTAGGAGGATTCATTTCTATGATCGTGTATAACATAAACGGAGATGTTGGCATATGCCCACATTTCAAACGCATGCGCCATCGATTTTCAGTTTGTAACTACACATACCCGGTGGATGACACCGATTCCAAGGTGCAGTCACGTGTGCTCTCATACCTGTTCATGCTCGGCAAGACTAAGTGGACCACTGATTTAGTAGCAAAAATGGGTTACTCAGTCAGCTTACCAGAGTGGTACCACACTAATACTGCAATAACAGCAAACGCATTGTACGACGAAACTGAAGAATGGGTAGTACGTTCGCACATATCTGCTCTCAGACATATGCTGGAAAAGCAAGTGGTCAAACGCCACAAGTTCCTCACCTGGTCATCGGTATAACTCTCACACAACTCACAAACAACTTAATTTAATTTCATTGCGGGATCCGATCTATAAGC